TTCTAAATACGTAAACTGCTCAACCGGCATGCTGAGTACGGCCTGACTAATACTTCCAGCATTAACTGTCGGTGCAGTTAACGTCTTGTTTGTGAGAGTTTCAGTTTCATTAAGTTCAACAATGGTGTCGATGTTGTTGACACGCACCTTTGCTGGAACATTCTTAATTGTCATATATTAACTCTCTTCGATTCCAAATACCGTTGCTGTAATTGATGATGTAGCACTTGCGACCATGAAAAGTTTGTCGCCAGCAGAGTTAGTTAGGACAATAGATGTATTTAGTATGAGCGTTTCTTTGGCATCCAATGAAACTTCTTTGAATAGGGCAAAAGCATCAGCAACAGTTGTTTGCCCTGTTGGGAGTATATAAATGCTTGCTGTTGCCGTGGCACCAGAAGTATTGCACAAAATTATTTGCTTAATGATTGTCGTGGTGGACGATGGCGGTGCGTATACCTGTGCGGCAGAGTCCCCAAGTTGCGTTGCTGAACTTGTTAGCGCCCCTGCAAGGCGTTTCTGTGTAAAAGCCATTTATGGCCTCCTTAGTGAACGTTCACTAAGTAGTTTAGCGCATCAATAACATAAGTGCTGTTAGATGCTTACTCCAAAACGAGCATTCAGTTGCTGCTCATATTTAGATGCGATAATTCCAACATTCTCTTGAATTAGGGAATTGTGTTGTCTTTGGGCAGTTTTGGGGGATATGTGCTGCTTGTAAATCATTTTCGGTATATGAAGACATTTGGTTGCTAGGAACGTCCTAACACATAGGTCATAGTCGTCCGCCACCTTGAGTGTCCAGTCATGTCCATTCAGAGCATGATAAACGTCCGCCCTCCATGCCCGAACGTGATTAGGTGCCGAAACGATATGACGCATCGTGACGGTATTGAGTTCTGGCGCACGCATCGTCCATACGCCATGCTCGTCGTCCCAATAGTCACTGCCGTACCCAAATGCCCACCCATCTGGATAGCGCCCTGATTGCCCATCAGGGAGGATTTCGCACCAGTCGGAGTAGACAAACCCTACATCCGGATTTTCATTAAATGCATCATTAATCAGTTGAAGCGCGTCTAGGGTTAATTCGTCGTCATGGTCAAGTTCAACCAAAATGTCGCCCTTGGCAACCATAAAGCCATTTCGCTTAACATCTCCGATAGAACCAGAATGAACATGCGAACGGTGCATTTGAATCCTGTACCGTTCATCGGAGCAGAAACCATAGATTTGCCTCCAGGTTTCATTATGCGTGGAGTCATCCCACACAACCCATTCCCAGTCCGTAAACGTCTGTGACCGGAGGGAGCCCCATGTCCGGGCCAGAATGTCCTGCGGCGTATTATACGTCGGTGTGATTATTGAAATCATTTATTCTGCCTTGTGTACATGGAACTCAACTGGATTGCAGACCAGGAATGAACTAAGAATGAGTTTTTCAGATGAAATTGGAACAAGCGCTTCATGTGGGTACATCCATGATGTTGGAAACAGCACAATTGCTCCCTTTTGTGGCTTGACTTTTAGGTCTTGATAGCGAAAGTACGTTTCTCCACCTTCATCAACTGTATTGATGTAACACAAAATTGCGGCAACTCTGTTGAACACATTGAATGACCATTGCTCGCCATCGATGTGCTCTTTGTAGTAGCCCTCATTCTGCTTGTACATCTGCCATAGATATCCAGTATCTTCAATATTCGGCGCAGTAGATAGATATTGAAAATTATCTAGGTAATCAGTAATTGTTGATTTGATTTCCTGATAAATTTTTTCGTCAATAACTTTTCGTTCCTTGAGAATCTCTTCCTCATTGATGAAATTCTTATTGACATCTTGGTCAAGGGTGTTTTTCCATTTGACATTGTCTGGGCCAGATGATTGTCCGGAAATGGTGATTCCTGGAGACGACTTATGGAGATTATTGAAATAAAAGTTCCATATCTCATCACACAGTTCATCGGAGAGTCCATTTTCGTAATATGCAATACCCTGATGTATGAATTTTGCAGTCATTTCAAATAAACATGTTCCTGTAGAGGTGGCCGATGTTGTCGTAGAACATTTTTGATTTTATCCACATCTTTGTCAATGGTTGCATTTCTGAAAGTTCTTCAACTGGGGGCTGTCTTCGGGCATCTGCCTCACCGCGCAAATATCTATAAACATGCATGTCGCTTTGATTTTCCTCAATCTCGTTCTTCACTTCTTCGGGCATGCGAATCTTATACAAAAAATCACGCGCCGCAAGTGCTACTGGCTCGGTGGAGCACCATGGCTCATTTGTCATTTCTGCCCACTCAATGATTAATTTAAGATTTGGTAAGAGGCTTCGTGATGCTGTGGGTAAATCGCTTTCATTCGTTTCGAAGACTTCATTAGAGTCATTCTGGCCCTCAAAATACTTCACATAAATCAAGTGCCCCACTCCATCAACGGAAAGCAAAGAGAAATAAACCTCTAGATTGCTCAGGGCAAAAGGCCGCAAACTATTTACGGCAGAACCAAGTGCGACTTGGCCATTTCGTATAAACACCGCTGGGCCATTTCTTGCAGCGTCACATCTCTCTTCGCTGTACCTGCGCGCTGGCTGAGAGTCCATGAACTTGAAAAATCCGACTGATGAATTTGCCGGTCTAGTAATTAGTTCTGCAATGTACTCATGCCTAATATTGTTAATCACATAAGTATCATCGTCGTAAAATAAAGTAAACGTATAGGTATTTATCCCCTCGTTCATTGCGAGGAATATGTTTCCTCTCTCATCACTAAACAGGCTGTACAGGTAGGGCGAAACCATTTTACCGGTCGCATCAATCCTTAAGGAGTGAGTGTCACTTGGGATTTTGGTGAATGCAAACGTGCGAGTTGAATTTAGGTCATGCCTCACTGGATAGATATGATTATATTGCGTTATGTCCATGATTTATGTCAATCACTTTGGGCCGTACGGCCAGATAGTTGGACGATGCAAAATCAACTCTTCAACCCATTCATTAAATTCGTTAGTCATGTCGGGGATACCCTCAATAGGTGCCCTCATTCTTGCGTCCGTATGTCCACGCAGATATCTGGCAACCTTTTGGTCTGGGACAGACGACCAAAGCCAATCCAAAATATTTTCTGGAATGTTTAGTTCATTAATAAACTCAGATGCCGCAATGGCAACTGGTTCATTGTTGCCCATATTCTCATGAACCCATGCCCACTCTAGGATGCCGCGAAATACTTCCTGGAATGTTCTACCATTACATTCTGAATTCTGCATACTATAGTCTTCATTTTCGGGATTAAAGTATTCAAGATAAACAATGAATCCTTTTTCGGTCTGGACCGGCACTCGGAAAATTTTGCAATGCGTCAAACATGTGTAATGGTCATTGGTAGTTCCGTAAGGTTTTGACGTAGAGCCACAGGAGCACACCTCTGTTTCATAATTCCATTCGTGAAATGCGCTCGGAAGGTATACATTTCTGGGAGCACTGTTATCGCAGCGATTGAATGTGGCATTAGTTTCATCATCTACATCGGCTTCAAATCTAAAATTCTTGACTGCTTTGCAGAAATTGAATAAGCCGACAGAATCAGTAAGACCAATTTCGCGGAAATAGTAACCGATTCCGCCTTCGTGTGTTGGATGATTCTCAAGCATTTTATCTCCCTAGAATTTTATGATAAAGCATATCGGCACAACATTGAGTGTGTGATTATGGGCCGTTGTATTGGCTGAATCAGAAGTCGCGCTATTTGACCATGTATGAGAATGACTCAACGTTGTTGAGGTGGGGATTGTGTGTCCATGGTTGGCATTTGATGTCTGAGTTCCAGTTGTGTGGCTGTGAACCTGTGCATTATCAACAGAGAAAAATCCATGCTGCGTTGCGTCGTGGGCAGTAAACCCAGTTGCGTTCGTAGATGGCTGGTTTGCTGTTCCGATGTTATGTCTGTGAGTTCCGCTTGGGCCACCCGTATTGTGAGAGTGGCTCCAGTTTGAAGTGACTAATGAATGGTTATGCGAACCACCATCACTCAAAGTATGGCTATGGGAAGCACCGTCAGAATTTGTTGTTGCATTTGCAGTTAATGTATGGTTATGCGCAATTGATGTTGCGGCGTATGATGCCGTCGTTGCTCCGGCATTTGCCCCAGATGTGATTCCAATTGGGACATACGCGGTCATATCGGGTACTCTGAAGTGACTGCTCCCAGCACCACCGCTTCCATTAGTATAGGCACCGTATCGTGTTGTTATTATCTGGGATAAAGCGTAGTACTGAGAACCTACGGAGCCAATTGCGTACTGTCCACCATCGCAAAGCAGCCATCCTGAGGGGATTGCTGAAGAAAGCCCAGCCCACATCTCAATTGTCCCAATTGGAACAACGCTATCAACAACAAATGATGTTCCATTAAATACAAACACCTCACTATCAAGTGGAGATGAAGCATCTAGAACAATGTTGTCTATGGTAATTGTTGAGGGAATTCTAAAAGTAGACTCAGCCATTACTGAAACCTTATGTAGAAATATACGCCAGTAACTGACGTTAGGGTATGTGAATGATTGAATGTAGTATTGGATAGCGTAGTACTATAGTTGTGAGACGAATGCGTTCCTCCATCACTACTTGACCCATGCGTATGTCCGGATGCTGCGTTTACGTTATGGTTATGACTTGCCGATGCATTATTGATGTTGTGCGTATGGTTTCCGCTGATTCCGCCAGTGTTTCCGCTTCCTGAGTTATTTGATATCTGATAGTTGTGTTGGTGCGACGAGGAGTTTGATGACCCAACATGGCTATGCCCTCCGGAGTTAGCGGATGTATTGCCAAAATTATGAGTGTGTGCCACTGACTCATTGCCACTTATTGTATGAGAGTGGTCATGTGCTTTATTTACGCCAGCATCAACGGTTCTAGTTATTGTAGTATTATGCGTATGACTAGCATCAAATGCTATTCCACCAACATTTATTGTTGTTGGAAGGCTAGTATTTGCGATACTTCCATATGGGAAACCGTAGTCTATTAAGTTTGGGAGATTAAATGTCGTAGATGCGCCAGACTGGTCAGTTACGCCAGCGCTATATGCAGTACCACCATATTTATTTGAGATTACCGCATGTAGAAGCCTATACGTAAATGTATTTACTGCCTGACCATTACATATGAGGTAATTGCTCGGCGCAGTTCCACTTACATACATGCGCACAATTCCAATTGGAATTGCTTGAACAGTTGCAATAAACTTACTAGAACTCAAACTATAAACAAGATTTCGTTTATCCGTAACGCCAGAAGTATCAATGAGAACGCTCTGTGTCGTAAGTGTTGTTGGGGTGGAAAACTTTGATGACGGCATAATTATGACCTAATAATAAACATTACTCGCATAAGTGCAAATGTTCCATGGCCATGGTTGCCGATGCTCGTATTTTGTGATGATGAAGAAATTGACGTAATTGCATGAGTATGGGAAAGGCTCGTGCTT